ATCGCTTCCTATGCTGCTGCTCTTTATCTAATCAAAGAAAAATACTCAGTATCAGAAAAGAAGATCCTAAAAGGCTTATCCCAATTAGGTATTGATTCTACAGATCTGTTAGCCGAAGAAAGTAATTGGTTTGTATTACCAGATGGACAGTTAAGTCCAGGCGTATATAAACTCAAATACGAAAAGGTTGTAGAATCTGCTGATGTGAATATCTTACCACATGACAAAATTAGGATTGAAGATAATTCTATGCCTGTTGGTCAGATGTTTGGTATAAATATTTACGAAGCAACCCACATTAGATCGAGACAGAAGATCTATGTTACGTCACTGGAACTACTAAGATGAAATGCGAAGATTGCGCCGAATATGGTTCAGAATTCTGTGAAGAATGTCTTAAGGAAAAGAAGATGAAAGAACATCCTAATTGCGGAACTCCTGATTGCTGCGGTGAATGCCTCGATGAGATGATGACAACTGCTGATGCTGGAATCCCACAAGATACGAAGAATATGGGTCCACGTGTAGTTGTAGATAGAAGAAAAAAGAAACAACCTGTTCTATTAAAAAGATTCAGAAAGTTTATTGAGCAATAATGATTAGGTTATATCTCTTACTGTTTATTGTAGCGACATTTGGCACTGTGGTTTACAGTGCTTATGCCTATTATAATAGCACCCAGGCTACGATCGCACAACTGCGTGAAAATAATACTAAGTTAGAGATGGTCGCAGAGACCATGCAGAATACCATTAGCACGATGGAAGCGGATGCCGAAAGAAATGCAAAGTTGAATAAAGAGCTTACTGCTGCATTACAGAAAGCGGAATCCAATCTAAATAGATTAAGAAAAAGATTCAGTGAGATTGATATCAATAGAGAAGCGATTGCGAATCCAGCAAATCTGGAAGGCAGAATCAATCGTGCCGTTGATAGACTCAGAGAGGAATTAAAGAATGAAACTACTACCATTATTGATCCTGCCCCTGTCGCTCCTGTTTCTGAGTAGTTGCGGCGCTATCAAACTACCAGAGAAAGAGGTCGTAGTCCAGAAGGAATACGTGAAGCAAAACATTATGCTTCAGCAGTCCCCTGCACCAGTTGACTTCCCTGATGTAGAATGGTTCGTAATCAATAAAGATAATCTAGATGAATCTTTAAAACGTATCGAAGAAGCTGGTGGATCAGTAGCATTCATGGCTATTACTCCTAAGGGGTACGAGAATCTTTCTGTTGGGGTAGCAGAGCTAAGAAGATATATCCTACAGCAAAAAGAGATTATTGCCTACTATGAAAAGGCAATACAAAGTGAGCCAGAGGTTCCACAAATCCCACAGTAAATTTTACGTATGTAGTAAAAATATATTTCAAATGTACTACATATAGTGGTTTACAAGAAGTGCGATTTCATATATAATATCATTACTAAGAAACCATCACTATAACCTAGAACAAAAAGCCTGGTCTTACGGGACAGTAGGCTTGTGTTGTTCGCATGCGGAGAGTTAAATGCTATTCGAAGAACAAATATCAAGAAAACCAGATCTTTATCCCTGGACCAAAGAATTCATAGATGCTATCTGGAGCGGATTTTGGACCCCCGAAGAGTTTAACTTTACCTCTGATTATTCCCAATTTAAAAGTGAAATGACCCCGCTCGAGCGCGAAGTGCTCGTGCGCGCGCTTTCGGCGATTGGTCAGATTGAGGTAGCAGTTAAAACATTTTGGGCCAACCTCGGAGATACGCTTCCTCATCCTTCTATTCGTGATCTTGGATATGCTATGGGTAACTCAGAAGTTATTCATAACATGGCTTACGAGAAACTTCTTGATGTTCTCGGTCTTACCGATATCTTTGAGCGTAATCTGGAAAACCCTATTATTGCCGGCCGTGTAGAATATCTCCGCAAGTATAATAAAAAAGTCTACAAAGACAACAAGAAGCAATACATCTACGCTATCACGCTCTTTACCTTATTCGTAGAAAACGTTTCACTCTTCTCCCAGTTCTATATCATTCTGCATATGAATAAGAACAAAGCAATCCTCAAGGATACTGCACAGCAAGTGAAGTACACCCGCAACGAGGAAATGCTGCATGCACAGTGTGGCATTAAACTTATTAACACAATGAGAGAAGAATATCCAGAGCTATTCGATGCTGAACTTGAAGCACGTATTGCTGAAGAGATTGAAGCAGCAATTGGATACGAATCAGAAGTAATCCGCTGGATCATGGGCGACTATGAAGAGCTCGGTCTTTCTAGTGAAATCCTTATCGAGTTCATTAAAAAGAGAATGGTAGATAGTCTGGAACAGATCGGCTTTGCCCATAATATCGAATACAATAAAGACCTAGTGAAGCTAACAAAGTGGTTTGATGAAGGTCTATATGGTGCAAACATGGTTGACTTTTTCCATGGGCGACCAGTTGACTATGCCCGTGGTAAGGGCATCTCGGCAGATGATTTATTTTAATAGGAGTATATAATGACTTTTAATTGGCTAAACGATGATTCAAGGACTTTCCTTAGTCGTGGTTATCTTCAAGAAGGTATGTCAGCCGAAGACCGTATTGAAGAGATTGCACAGGCTGCAGAAAAGATCCTGAATAAACCAGGATTTGCTAAGAAGTTTTACAAGTACATGATTGCAGGTTACTATAGCCTGTCGTCACCGGTCTGGTCAAACTTTGGGGTAGATCGGGGACTACCTATCTCCTGTAATGGTGTATATGTAGAAGATTCTATTGAGCAGATCCTGCAAAAGACTGCTGAAGTTGGTATGCAAACGAAGCTTGGTGCTGGGACTTCTGGTTACTTCGGTGACCTTCGCCCTCGCGGAAGCTCTATTCGAGGAGGCGGCAAAGCAGATGGACCTATTCATTATCTTCGGCTCTATGATACTGGCACTGATGTTATTAGTCAGGGATCAGTTCGACGAGGCGCATTTGCTGCTTATCTCAATATCGATCATCCTGATATCAATGAATTCCTAGAGATTCGTGAACCAGGAGCTACCATCCAGAACATCTCTATCGGTGTTACTATTACCGACGAGTGGATGGAGAGCATGATTACCGGTGATAAAGCAAAGCGCGAAGTCTGGGCTAAGGTTCTTCGTAAGCGTAAAGAGACCGGTTATCCTTATTTGTTCTTTACTGACACGGTGAACAACAATAAGCCAAAGGTGCTAAAGGATCATAACTATCCAATCTATGCATCGAACCTTTGCTCTGAGATTGCACTACCATCAAGCAAAGACTGGACGTTTGTCTGTAATCTTTCCTCTATGAACCTAGTTACCTGGGACGAGTGGAAAGAGACTGATGCAGTTGAGATTATGACTTACTTCCTTGATGCCGTCATGGAGGAGTATATTCGTAAGACCAAGAATATCAAGTTCATGGAAACTGCATACAAATTTGCCAAACATTGGCGTGCACTTGGCATCGGTCAGCTCGGTTGGCATTCGTTGCTACAGCTCAAGATGATTCCTTTCGAATCATTTGAAGCGCTTGAACTTACTGAAGAAATTAGCAAATTCATCGATGAGCGTTCGCTAGCTGCATCGAAAGAAATGGCAGAAATCTATGGTGAACCAGAAGGACTAATCGGATATGGAATTCGTAATCTCACTCGTTGCGCTATCGCTCCTACAACTAGTAGCAGTTTTATTCTTGGTCAGGTCTCGCCGTCTATTGAACCTCTTGCATCGAATTACTTCGTAAAAGATCTTGCGAAAGGTGTGTTTACTTACAAGAATCCTTACCTTGTAGAAGTTCTTGAAGCACATGGTAAGAACGATGACGAGACATGGGATTCTATTCTTATGCGCAAAGGTTCAGTACAGCATCTCGATTTCCTTACACAGAAGGAAAGAGATGTATTCAAGACCTTCTCTGAAATCTCTCCGTTGAACGTTGTCCAACAAGCTGCTGCTCGACAATCATATATAGATCAGAGCCAGAGCTTAAATCTCATGATTCCACCAGATGCTCCGGCAAAAGATGTTAATGCCCTAATTATCGAAGGATGGAGACTCGGAGTGAAGACATTCTATTACCAACGTTCCTCAAACCCAGCACAAGAGCTTGTTCGTGATATCATGACTTGCGTCTCATGCGAGGCTTAATTGAGATTAGCTGAGTACTTGTTAGAGTGCGATCACTGTGGCCTGGAATCCCGGGTCATAGTGATCAACAGTAGAGAAGAGCCCGCACATTGTCCTATGTGCGGGCTTGAATCGTATAGCTCATTAATGGATGAGGATGAAGACAGTGACGACATTTAAAATCCTCCATAATTTTCCTTCTGAAATTATTCAAGTAGCAAATGAAGACTGGGGTAATTTTATTCCTATTGATAAACAAAATTATTTTAAAATAGATGAACATATGGAAATCGGCATACCTCGACCCGATAGCCCAATTTATCTAATTTTAAAAAATTATTTTTCAGACTTTAAATGTAAATTTTTAGTTAATCCCCCAAACTGTGGTCTAGGACCTGTGCATACAGATAACTCTTTAAGCTGCGGTATTAATGTTCCTATTAAAGTCAACTTAGAAAAAAGTTGTTTCTTTTCTATTAAGCCAGATCAATCTGCCACCCTCAGAGAAGCAAAAGATGATGAAGTCATACATGGTTCTGGGGCATTAAGGTTTTTATATGAACCAGAAAAGTATGACTATTATAATCTTCGAACACCTGTAACTTTAAATAATAAATTGTGTCATGGATATTATAATTTTGACAATGAAGAGCGGGTTCTTTTAAATATTTCTTTCTCATGTAACTATGAAGAAATGATTAATTTGATACCAGAAGATTGGTTTTAAACGTCTCATATATAAGTCGTAAATGTGCTTTACGTACGATATATGAGGCGTTATGTGGTATTATAAAAATGAGGCTTACGAGCCGACTGAAGAAGAGCTAAAGCAGTGGGTGGGTTTCGTATATGTTATTACGGATAAATCCAACGACAAAATGTATGTCGGAAAGAAGACCTTCTGGTCAAAGAAGACATTACCACCACTCAAAGGAAAAACAAGAAAGCGGAGAAGTACCGTCGAATCTGATTGGAAAACCTACTACGGATCCAGCGATCTTGTTAAACAGCTACTTGTCGAACATGGGGAACAGAACTTTCATCGCGAGATATTATATTTCTGTCGATCAAAGGGAGAGATGGGATTCCTCGAGGCAAAAGAGCAGTTCGCTAGAAATGTTCTGCTAGATGACCGTTATTATAACGGAATAATAAACTGTCGTGTTCATAGAAATCATGTAAGGGGTTTACGAGACTCTTTAGATGATTTATAATGGTGAGGAATTAACGGGAGTATACTATGATTCTACTTGACTTCTCTGGTATTGCCATTGCACCAATCGTAATGGGTCAAGCCAAATATGATGATGTGAACCTTATCCGTCACATGATCCTAAATTCTGTACGCATGTATCGTCAGAAGTTTAAAGACTATGGTGAAATGGTTATTGTCGCTGACGGTGGTGGCAATTGGCGTAAAGAGGTTTATCCTGAGTACAAGGGTAAGCGTAAACAAAATCGGGATGAGTCTAAGATCGATTGGGATCTGGCATTCAAGAACATTACGACTGTTCTTGATGAGATTAAAGAGAATATGCCTTGGAAGGTTATTCACCAATGGGGCTGCGAGGCTGACGACTCTATTGCAGAGATTGTTAAGTGGACCCAAGAGTTTGGTAACTATGAAAAGGTTATGATTGTCTCTTCTGACCACGACTTTATCCAACTGCAAAAGTATGGTAATGTGGAACAGTTCTCGCCTGTCACTAAAAAGAAAGTAAAGAACGAGAATCCCCGACTGTACCAAGCAGAGCAGATCCTTGGTGGTTGTAGTGGTGACGGTGTTCCTAACGTTCTCTCTGACGATGATACTTTCCTCGTCGAAGGTAAGCGTCAGAATGTTCTGTCGGCTAAGAAGAAAGCAGCATTGCTTGAAGATCCGAAAGCGCTTGGTGAACAGGTCTACCGCAATTATATCCGTAACAAAAAGATGATTGTTCTTACAGAAGAGTCAGAATGTCCTGATTCTGTAAAGCAAGAAATCATAAATAAATTCGTAACACAGAAGGTAAACGCTCGTAATAAGGTTCTCCCCTATCTTATCTCGAAGCAATGCCGCCTGCTGGTTGAAGTAGTAGAGGAATTCTTTTAATATGGCTAGAACATTAGAGATTTATGAAGTTTTCGAGAAATTCGAAAAGGCAAGTTCTCACGAAGAAAAGATTAAAGTCTTAAAACAAAACGAATCATGGGCACTGAAGGACGTTCTCAAAGGTGCACTTGATCCTAAGATTGAGTGGTTGCTTCCAAAGGGTGAAGTACCATATACTGCATGCGAAGCACATAGTGCTCCATCGACTCTTCTTAGAAAGAATGTAGATTTCAAATATTGCGTCAAGGGCGGTCCAGGTACAAAGATGGAGAAGTTCAAGCGCGAAAAGGTATTCCTTGGAATCGTTGAATCGATTCATCCAAAGGATGCAGAATTGGTATGTGCCATGATTAATAAGCACCTACCAGTAAAAGATCTAACACCAGAAATAGTAAAGGAAGCTTTTCCAGGACTACTATGATGTTAGATAGAAAAACATAACAGTAATCAAAAAGGTGCACGTCTTCGGACGATGCACCTTTTTCTTTAGGAGAACGCTATATGGTTTCAGCAACTATCGATCGCTTAAAAAAAGACTCTAGACAACTAGAATGGTACGCAGATAGATACAGAAAGCAGGGGAGAACTGATAGAATGCAAAAAGTATTAAAGAAGAAAGCATATCTTGACGATCATATAGCAGAAATAGAAGAATCAATAGTAAAGGTAGGATAAATGGATTTAGGTGCAGGGTTAGCGTTGACCCTGCACCTGTTTCTAGAAGGAGATTATAACGCGATACATCCATATGTCGAGCTTGTAGAGAGTAAGTGGGCAATTGGAGCTTATATAAATAGTGAAACAAACATATCCGGTTATCTTTCAAAGACCTTTGGGTTAGGTAATGGATATGAGCTAGAGATAGGTGCAGTAACAGGGTATTCAGATGCAGAGGTATTACCGATGCTAAGAATTAGGAAAGATTATCTTTTTGTAGCTCCAGTACAGGAAACATGGAATGGAGAAAAAAGATATGGTGTTGTTCTTGGTTTGCAATTTTAGGGGTTTACAGATCCATAGTCCGCTGATATAATATTAAAGTGATTAATAGGACGGGATAGAATACACACCATGAATATCTTCATCTTGGATAAGAACCCAATCAAAGCCGCACAGCTCCAGTGCGATAAGCATATCGTAAAGATGGTTCTAGAGTCAGCACAGATGCTATCTACTGCACATCGTGTACTAGATGGTAAGCTTACAAAGGTTCCATCAAAGTCTGGTAAGACTAGTGTAAAAGGTTGGATCCTTCCCGACGAACGTGAGAATCTTCTCTATAAGGCAGTTCACGTCGGTCATCCTTGCACTGTCTGGACTATGGAGTCTGTACAGAATTATATATGGCACTACGATCACTTCCAAGCTCTTGCAACTGAGTTCGAATATAGATACGAGAAAAAGCATAAGTCTTGGGTAGATCTAGAAGAAGCTCTGTCTATTCCTCCTAGGAATATTCCTATGGGACCTCTTACGCCATTTAAACTTGCTATGGGTGCAGCACCAGAGTGTATTAATCCGCACGATCCGGTTGGTTCGTATCGTGCGTTCTATCAAACAAAACAAGACCGCTTCTCCATGGATTGGACTAAGCGAGATATTCCGGAATGGTTTAAAAAGGTAGCATGAGAACAGAAGAAGACGCATGGAACATCGTATCACCATATGATATGTGGGTTTTAGACAAGCTTATCCTGTCTAAGATGAGAGGATATGTTTGTGGACCAGTAGGAATTGACGTTCCGAAGCCTGGTTGGTATATGGTCCGTCCGTGTGTCAATATGAAAGGACTTGGTCTCGGAGCAGAAAAGAAATGGTTAGATGGTAGCACAGATCATCTTCCTCATGGTTATTTCTGGTGTGAGTTCTTTGAGGGTCGTCATATATCTGTAGATTACTATTGCGGAAGTCAGGTATTAGCTGTTGAAGGGTTTAAGAGTGCGGACACCTTCACTCGCTGGGATAAGTGGGTGAAGGTGGACGATAAGATTCCGCTACCATATAGACTCTCGGACATTGCTGTTAACTATAAAGAAATCAACTGTGAATATATTGGGGACAAATTAATCGAAGTTCATCTAAGATGGAATCCAGACTTCCAATCAGACATAAAAGAATATATTCCTGTGTTCAGTTTAAATAGTCCAGACCTTTCGAAAGAAGGATATAGATATATCGATGATCCGGAGATACACGGCCGGATTGGTGCTTGGGTAAAATAACACGTAGGAAATATATGCCAGTATATACTTTGAAAGATCTACAGACCGAAGAGCAATGGGATGTAGTTTGTAGTTGGGATGAATTGAAGACTACGCTAGAAGAGAATCCGAATCTTCAGCAAGTTCTTCAGCCGCTTAAGATCATCGGTAATCGTATGGGTAACTCTGATATGAAAGTTCCCGATGGATTTAAAGATCTTCTAAAAAATAAAATCAAAAAAGGCTCAGGAAAGGGCAACACAATTAATGTCTAGGTCTTATACCTCTAATACGATTAAACTTGAAAATCTCCGCTCTTTCGAACCCAAAACCCAAAACCAAATGAATGCAAGAGAAGCCTGGAAAGACGGCTACAATCTTGTATTGAATGGTTCTGCTGGTACTGGTAAGACTTATCTTGGACTACGTCTAGCTCTTGAGAAAGTACTCGATAAAGAAACAGAGTTTGATGAACTCATTGTCATTCGCTCGATCGTTCCCACGCGCGACATTGGATTCCTTCCTGGGGATGAAGCAGAAAAGAAACTAGCATATGAATCTCCCTACGTTGGTCTCTGTACTGAAATCTTTGGCGATGGCGAAGCCTGGTCTAAGCTAAAGAATCAGAACAAAGCCAGATTTGAGTCAACCTCTTTTATCCGCGGTAATACGTGGAACAATGCTATCATTGTTGTAGATGAAATGCAGAATCTAAGCTTCCATGAACTCGATTCGGTTATCACTCGTGTCGGTCACCAGTGTAAGTTTATTATGTGCGGCGACTATTATCAGTCTGACTTTACCAAGGAGAATGATAAAAAAGGGATTTTACAATTCATGAACATTGTGTCACAATTGAACCAATTCGAGGTTATCGAGTTCACCTGGAAAGATATTGTACGATCTGATTTCGTCAGAGATTATATCATGACAAAGGAAATGTTAGGTATAAAAGGATAAAATAACTATGGAACCCGGTTACACATATAGAGTTGATAATCAAGAACTTATTGATTTGGTTAGAGAAGATTTTTATTCTGACCCTAAACTAATAAGGGAAAACAGAGGGAAACAACATTATCAAAAATATCTTGGTACTCTCGAGAAAAATGACGTGTGGGGATGGAATAAATGGGCACCGAAATTCTGGAATGAACGCCCAGATTTGTATCATTATCTAAATGATATTACTTACCCAAGAGACCCAGAATATTTTGTCGATAAAACATGGATGAAATATTATCCAAAAGATACATTTTCAAGCCTTCATCAAGATGAGGTTGAACCTAATGAAGCATTGCACGAGGATAGACATGTAAATGTTATTCTTATCGATCAAGATCCTGATATTGTTGGAGGAATTATAGTAATCGCCGGTGATGCTTATGAACCTAACTTTAAGGATCCTAATGAAAAATATAACTTAAGAGAAAGATTATTAACAAGATTTCTGAAAACACCAGGTGATGCTATTACTTGGAGTGAAATCGCTATGCATGGTGTATCTAAAATCGAGCATGGACACAGACTAGTTCTTGTTTGTAGTAAAATTAAAATGGAAAGGCAAAATGGCTAAATATACACGCTTCGACCCGCGTAACAAAAAGAACGGTCGTAACAAGTCTAAGGTTCTTGGAAATGACTTCAAGAAAAAGATCCGTATGGCAGAAGATCATAAGGACGTTCACCGTTACAAAGGGACGAAGATTAACTGGATCGTAACAGACGAAGTTGACGAAGACAGCGAATTATCCTAAATAGGGGATTTACTATCAATACAAAATGATTTACAGTGAGATGTAAACGATAGGAGATACACGATGGATAATGTGATTTTGGTTGACTGCGATGGCGTCCTCCTGAACTGGGAATACGCCTTTAATACTTGGATGCATCGTCACGGTTATAAGATGAAAGCCGGCGGAGAGTTTCATTACGACATGGGTGATCGGTACGGTCTTCCTTATGACGAGAAAAAGCGTCTCGTAAAATTCTTCAACGAGTCTAGCGCTATTGGTTTCCTCCCGCCTCTGCGTGATGCTATCCACTACGTCCAGAAGCTACACCGTAAGCATGGGTACGTCTTCCATGTCATTACTTCGCTTTCTCTGGAACCTTCTGCTCAAGAACTCCGCACCCAGAACTTGAAAAAGCTCTTCGGTGATGGTGTGTTCGAGAAGTTTGTCTATCTCGATACTGGTGCTGATAAAGACGAAGCTTTGGAACCTTATCGTGATACCGGTTACTTCTGGGTAGAAGATAAACCAGAAAACTACATGGCTGGTTATAATATCGGCCTTGATGCGATCTTGGTTGAACATGGTCATAATATGCACCTGATCGATGAGAATTATCTTGTTCTTAAGAACTGGAAAGAAATCTACAAATACGTCACCGGAGAATAATATGAACGTTTTTGAGTATATGGAACTTCGTTACCAGTGGGAAGAACTTGTCCGGGAATATAAGATGGATGGTTCTCGTAAAGAAGGAACTATTCAAAATCTTCAGTGGTATATAGAAAACGGAGCTTCGAAGAATCGTTTCCGTAATGGATTTAAAGAATCCTATGACCTTGCTGTGGAGATTTTGGAGAAGGCCTAATGAAGAAGATAATCTATCAGGTTTACATTGGTAAACGATCTAAGCTATATGATCATTGTACGAATAGTGTAAAAGCTTATGCAAAACGTATTGGTGCTGACTATGAGCTCCAGCGTACGCCTATTCTCATGATTAAGCCTGATGTCTTTATTACAAATCGTAGCAAAGAGTCCTATGAGAAGCATGGTGGATTCCTTCCGATCTATGAGAAGGAAAACGCTTTTACCTATCTGAAGACATACGATCAGGTGGCTATTATCGATGCTGATGTTTATATCAGAGAAGATGCTCCATCTATCTTCGATGACCTGTCTGATGATTATGATTTTGGTGCAGTACTAGAACGGGATATGCCTATTACTCCTCAGTATAAGCAAAAGATTGCGAACTACTCCAAGATGCAATATGGCATGTCTCCGTTGAATAATATTTTCAACTGGAATGAAAGTGGTGCTGATTTCTATAACATGGGAATCATGATTCTGAATAAATCATTTAATAAGTATCTGAACGGAGAAACCCCACTACAGTTTCTCCGTCGTCCTCGTTTCAAAGTCTTCATTGATGGGATGGGGGCTTGGAAATGGTCAACCGACCAGACCCTTCTAAACGTATTCGTAAAAGAAGAAAAAGTCCGTGTTAAGAATATGGACTGGCGCTGGAATGGTTTGTATACAGCAAATACTAAGATTAAGGATTGTCACTTCGTACATTTCTTCCTGAAGGATAAACTACCTTCTGCAGGAGAGAATGTGGAAGAATTAATGAAGAATGTCTAAGCCACTTTTCATACACATTCCTAAAAATGCGGGAACAGCTATCAGTCAATCTGGTTTAGTTGTTCCCGTAATTTTTGACTATATCTCAGATTTTTATAGAAGAATAGAGGAATCTTTGGGAATAAGCCCTGCTATTATGTATAAGCACTTGCCTTATTCTTATCTAGATCCTAATATTCTAAGACAGTTTCATAGAAAATTTGCTGTTGTACGTAACCCATGGTCAAGGGCTGTTTCAATGTATAACTACTCTGATAAGCTCAGAGAAAAATTCCCAGAGACCTATCCGAAAAGTTATCATAAGATTACGTTCAAAGAATTTTTAGACAGAAGACATAATTGGGAAATATCCCCCATTTACTATAGACAGTTTCCCTATGATCACTGGGCAAATCAAGTTCTCTGGCCACTGGGCGGTGACGTGGATATTTTGAGATACGAACATCTTAATGATGATATAAGCGACTACCTTGGCATGAAAGTTACTGTACCGGTTATTAATCAGGGTACATATAAGGATGATTATAGATCTTACTATGACGAAGAATCTTATCAGGCGATCTATGATTGGTATAGAAAAGACATAGAGAAATGGGGATTTACTTTCGAATCTGCAGCAACTAAAAATTACTGGAAACTATAATGATTAATTCAGAACTTGGTCATGTAACCACATTAGAAGAATTTAACTCGGAGATTCGTAGACAGCAGGAAGAAGCACATGGTGCTGACTACTGTCAGATCCACGATGCTATTAAGAAATATATGAAAGACTGCACAAGTTATCTTGAGCTTGGTACTCATCAGGGTGGAACTGCGTCTGCTGCTATGCTATGCAATCCGGAAAGAGTTTATTTGCTAGATATCGATATGAGCAGATATAAAAAATTTCTTGCTCCGATTGCACAGAAATATTGTCTAGAAAATCAGATTAAACTAAGTGTTGAACAAGCGGATTCCACAAGCACTACCACTAAGACTTATCTAGATACAACGCTCCAAACAGTAGATATGCTGGTAATCGACTCTTATCATCACCCATCACATATGACGAAGGAGTTGAATCTTTATGGTAAGAGTGTAAGGAAGTATATTCTTGCCCACGATACTTCGCAGTTATTGGGAAAAAATAACGATTCGTTATACCAGTGCTTAAAGGATTGGTCTAGTAAGAATGGATTTGAAGAGATTGAACGTGGCACTACTAGTGTAGGATACGTCGTTATGAGAAGAAAATGAAACAGATCTTTATTAATATTGGTGCAGGATCTGGATCTGATATCAGAGGATTCGTGGATTTAAATCCAGATTACGCAAATTGGGATTTGTTTGCATTCGAATGTAATCCTTCTTTGATAGAAAAAATTAGATCAGATTACCCGTTTGTAAATGTACAGCCTTATGCTGCCTCTACCGAGAATGGAATTTCTAAACTATTTTTAGGAAATAGTTATATTAATAGTTCGTTGATTTCTAATAAAATAAATGTATACGAAGATAAGTTTCTCGAGGTTAATACAATTGATATTAGTAAATGGATAATTGATAACTTTAGTAAGAACGATTATATTATTCTGACCTTGGATATAGAGGGTAAAGAATACGAAGTCCTTGAAAAGATGATGGAAGATAAATCGTTAGATTTAATAGATGAGTTATACGTAGAATTCCACGGTAAAAAAATCCCGGGTATTACCTCGGAATATGAAAAAAGCATTGTTGATTATTTAATCGGCCGATTTGGTGATAAAGTTTATATTTACGAATATCACAATAATGAGAAATTTATAGAACTTAACAAGGAAGCAGTGATTTGAAAGTCTATGCTATTGTAGTTCCTGGTAATGAGATATCTGAATTAGGATTCCGGAACCTGAAACAATCCTCTGAGGAAGTTGGTAATGATTTTGAGATTCAAGCATATAAAGCAAGACCGCAATACGTTAACACTATTATGCTTGAGCGAGAACTCATGTGGAACTATCCCTGGAACCAACCCGTAAGGGATTTTGCTACAGGTCTATTGAAAACCCCGTATAAGACAGCAAATAAGATTTCCAGGATGAGTTGTGCTATTACCCATTATGAATTATGGGAAAGCTGTTACACCGAAAATGAAAACTATCTAATCCTAGAACACGATGCAATCTGGAAAAAGAAGTTAGAAGACTGGGTGTTCGACAATGAGAAATTTGATATAATTGGTATTAACGATCCTCGTGGTGCTACACGAAAATCTTCGCTGTTCTACGAATTAGTTCAGAAGAAGGAAGATATGATCCAAAGACCGCCGGTGATCGATGAAGAGCATATCCCACAAGGCATCGCCGGAAATTCAGCATACATAATGAAACCATCGGGTGCAAAGAAGATGTTAGATCTTGTGGCACAATACGGACTTTGGCCCAACGATGCTATCATGTGCCGACAACTTGTTCCTACCTTAGGCGTAACGAAAACCTTTTACACAGGAGTGCAGGGGTTACCCTCAACTACATCATTATGATCAGCAAAACACAATCCTATGTTATCACTATTATGACTAATGATAGATCCTGTACAGCAGCAAATCGTTGTATGGAATCTGCAAAGAAGTTCGGTATGGATTGCCACATGTGGGCAGCTACTACCCCGGCTGATAATATCAAACTACTGTTTGATAAAGAAGGAATTGACCCTTCGAGATTTAATGAAAAGTATTCCCGTCTAGAAAACTGTATGTCTGCATTCTATTCACACTATTCACTTTGGAAGAAGTGCGTAGAACTCGGACACGAAATCACGATTTTCGAACATGATGCTGTTGTCACGGAGAATATTCCTGATTTTATTAACTTTAAGGGATGTGTCAACCTTGGTGCACCTTCATATGGTAAGTTTAAGACTCCTAAGAAACTGGGAGTAAATCCGCTTACTTCTAAGTCGTATCTCCCGGGCGCGCACGCGTATCGTATCACAGTCGCTGGCGCGAAGAAGTTTATTGAAGCTGCAAAGACGAAGGCAGAACCCACTGACGTATTCATTCGTCTAGAGAATTTCCCGTGGTTAGAAGAATACTACCCTTGGCCGGTACAATGTAAAGACAGATTTACTACTATTCAGCACGAAGCCGGTTGTGCTGCAAAACATGGATATGACAAAGATTATGTGATTGAAAGGGATATCTGATGAAAGCTGTTGTTTGTGTTCTATGGGGCGATAAGTTTTCTGTAGATTACGTCTACAATCTGAAAGCTATGGTCGAAAGAAATACCACTGTACCTTTCCGGTTTATATGCTATAGTGATAGAAACATCCCTGGTATCGAGACGGTAAGACTTAAACCTGGTTTTGAGGGATGGTGGAATAAACTACAGATGTTTGATCCGACTATGAAGGTAGGACACCACGTTCTTTATTTCGATCTGGATACTGTTATTACCGGCAACATCGACTGGTTAGTTGGTTATGATACGTGGTTTATGGGGATTGAGGATGTAGGTGCAGTAAACCCATGGCAACCTCATTTGAAGAATGTATTGCAGACCGGTGTAATGACCTGGGACCACGAGGCAAATTCTCATATCTACCTTGACTTCGTTATGAACTACGATCGCATTAAAACCCAATTTAGAGGTGATGGTGAATATCTGAATACGAAGATTAATCCATATCATCGTAAACTTCTACAGCACGTATTTCCAGGTAAGTTGAAGTCTTACAAATATGATATATATCCTGGACCGCCCAAGGACGAAGTATCGATCGTATGTTTCCACGGCCGGCCAAGTATTATCCAAGCTATGGAAGATACTATTACTACCCCAATTAAGACTTACGAACCACAAAAATGGATTAAGGACTACTGGTATCACTAATGACGAGAGTTGTTCATGTAATAGGTAATGGTGACAACGCTTCGATGTATAAACCATCGAAGGGGATTAAAGTCACGTGTAATTTACCTCCGTTTGCTATAGAGAATACCTATGCTACTTGCATCGTGGATTTCAAGATGATGAGAGCTATGAATGAAGGCAGTGTGTTTCCGAAAGGCGACTGGATTCTAGGATTTAGACCTAAACACTTCCTTGAGATGAATCCTCATTTGCGTCTTAAATGGGCAAATCATATTAAAGAATTCTATACGGTGTTACCTTCGTACGTAAGTAACTATACTGATTTTAACTGTGGTCATATGGCTACACATTATGCAGCAAATAAGATTAAGGGAGATGAGATTCATCTTTATGGATTCGACTCAATGTTTGATACGAATCTAAGAAGCTGTACTGACTTCTATCTAGTTTCTGATCGTGGTGATACAAACAATCACAGACTTGTAAATAACTGGAGACCGATCTGGTCACAGATGTTTGCTGAATTTCCAAAGACGAAATTTGTATTACATCATAAACATAGCAATATTAAATTTCCTATTCCAGAAAATGTTGAGATTGTAAACAAATAATGTCCAAATATCTTATTTTTCCTTTTACCAACGGACCTGTTAACGAATTAACTTATATCGATAAAACCGACAAACACCATGTGTATACAAAAAATGATGAGAAACTTTTAGATTACACATATTCCATAGCATTTACTTTGGGTTACAGCAACAAAGAGATTATAGATGAAATTTGTAATGAATTGATGTCAGTTTCTAGATGCCAAACTCCGAGAGCTCAGACTACAGATAGTATAGAAGAGGTTTCTTCTTGGTTATGTGAAACTGGAGATTGGGCAGGATACGCGTGGTCTGTTACCGGAACTGGGGCAGTCGAGTGCGGAATTTCTATGAATGATAGGTATTGGAAAAACCTCGGTAATTCAAAAAAGAAGAAAATAATATCCTTCTCTGGCACATGGCATGGTACTTCCTACCTAACAAAAAGTCTTGCAGTTCCTTTTTATAATAATTGGAATTCTGATAGATCTATTTACCTGAAGGGAGCTTCTTGGAGATTTGAACATGAAAGAGAAGAAGAGGAATCCAGAGTTTTAAGGGATGTGTTAGAAAATATAGACCGAAACCCGGATTCTATAGGAGCCATACTTTTCGACCCGGTACCTTGGTTTCAAACAAACCAATATAGCGAAAGATTTTGGAAAGAAATACGTTCTATATGCGATACTTATGATATCCTTATGATTGTAGACGACGTAGCCTGCGGTTTTGGTAAGATGGGAACCATACATACCCATAAAGCAAATGGTGGCGGAATCCAATCTGATATTTCATGCCTGGGCAAAGCTATCACAGCAGGTCATGCACCCCTATCTGCAGCTGTATGCAATAAAAAAGTAAAAGACGTTATAGTGGATGGGTTTGATTACGGCCATACATATTGTCCGTATATGGGCGGCATCGGTGCTATGAAAGCAGTTAAGAGAATATATGAAAGAGATAAAATCTTAGATAATGTTCCTAAGATAAACGGTTGGTTAAATAATATGGGTGATTATTTCTTAAACCAAGGGCTAATCAGATCTTACAGGACTGCTGGAGTAATGATGAGTATGGACCTTACTACTAAATTTCAAGGGAGATATCAGCATAAATTTGGTTTAAGTGGAAAATTAGCTGAGGTTCCCAATCTATTTCTTTGCGCTCCTTTGATCGCAGATGAAGCCTATATGGAAGAAATCACAGAGAAATTTTCTAATATTTTCTTACAATAGGGGGTTTACATCCTAGTTCTCCGTGTGTATAATATTAGAGTGATTCAAAGGAGGGATACAATACTATGATGTCTGACTTCGAAATGAGTGTTGCAGGTGAAGTTATGAACTTTGCCTTTGGTTATTTTACCGGTAAAAGTGAACTTACCACTGAAGAAATGGTAAATACGTACTGGGATAACTACTTCAACTCATGTGAAATGAAGAACCCTGAAACTGGACTGGAAATGCCTCATGAAGAAACTTACAACCACATCTTTTATTACCCTGGCAGTGATGTCGAGCTTGGCCGCACCGCTGTTGGCTGACACCAAGATTACTGGTAAAGTAAAAGATCAGTATGTCACTATCTATGAACCCGTAGAGGTAGTGGATACTTTCTGTGACATTGTAAGTGTTCCTGTATATGAGACACGTCAGCGTGATGGAAATGCTGCTGGTGGTGCATTGCTTGGTATGATTATTGGTGGCGCTACTGGTAAGGTAATTACTGGTAAGGATAACGGTGCCGCAGCTGGTGCAGTTATCGGTGGTATTATTGGTGCAGATCAGGGTAACAAACCGAAGACCGAACAAGTGATCGTTGGTTACCGTGATGAGAAGCAGTGTTACGAGGAAGTCACATACCGCGATGAACCAAAAAAAGTTTATTCGCATTCCACTTTGGTGTTTACAACCGGCGGAAAAGAGTATAGTATAGACTTTGTCAAATAAGAGAATTGGTTCCGTAGCTCAGTGGATAGAGCATCCGCCTTCTAAGCGGTAGGTCGAGGGTTCGAATCCTTCCGGGACCGCCAATCTCGCCCCTGTAGGCCAATAGGTAGAGTCAGGAGACTTAAAATCTTCGTAGTGTCGGTTCGAGTCCGACTGGGGGCACCAATCAATTCTGGGAGTGAGACTGGGTAGTTAGAGAGGCCTTATAAGCCTTTTAGCGCCAGATTAGCGTTCTTGACAGGGTTCGAGTCCCTGCACTCCTACCAATTCGCTCCTGTAGCTCAGCGGTTAGAGCTGGGCGCTCATAACGCCTAGGTCCGGGGTTCGAATCCCTGCGGGAGCACCAATATGAATGAGGTATACCATGTTTAATCTTTTTAAGAAAAAAGTAGAAGAAAAAGAAGAAAAAGTCTTAGAGTTAGTTTGGGATAAGCCTCTTGAACATTGCCATGTTACTGTTAAACCAGCCCCACTGCAAAGAGAATGGATGGACGAAACACAAAGTAAGTACGCATATAGATGCTTACCTTTAAATATTGCCAACCAACATGGTTGGGCAGTATATCCAAAAAGTGATCTTGTTGTTAGAGCTCATAGAGATGATAGAATCCATGGCGAAGATGTTGAAGTTATTGTAGGTAATGAATCATTAGCAGTTTCCCATTTTGGATACGGTACTTTTACTATTGTTCTACCCTTTGTACCCAGACTTTCAAAAGGGTATAGTCTTTGGATTGGTGGAGCACCAAACCATTTTATAAATGGAGCATCTCCCCTCACTGGAATTTATGAAGCTGATTGGGGACCTTTCTCTGCCACTATGAATTGGAAAATAACTCGTAGAAACTTTAATATTCGATTTACCCCCAACGATCCTGTCTGTTTTATGTTTCCCATTTATAGGCCAGATATCGAAAAATTTAAAGTAAAAAATTCTCTTTTGGATGACTACCATGATCAAGAATGGGTAAAAAACCACACGGAATGGAGAGACTCGAGAATAGATTTTGTAAAAAAACTGAGGGCAGGCGATACCGAAAAGGGCGAATGGCAAAGACATTATTTTCAAGGTAAATATGTTAACGGTGATAAGTGTCCGTTTACTGGGGACCTAAGACATCGAACGAAATTAGACCTAGATGATCCGAGTAAAAATAAATGATCTATAACGATAATTTTGCATATATTCATATTCCTAGAACTGCGGGACTATCCGTAAAAAATGCAATTAAAAATCGTCATAAAGACTCTATAACACCATATGAAGAAAATATAAACGGTTGGTTAAAAATGCACCAACCTTATTGGTATTGGGAAGAAATTATTCCAGAGTTAAAGGATCGTTGGGTATTCTCTACGGTCCGAAATCCTTATAAAAGAGCCGTAAGTCTATGGAAATACACGACTCAGGATATGCAAGAATATGCAAACTATTTAAAAGGAGTTTCCTTTAAAAATTTCTGGGATCTAAATATTAAAGATATAGCACCACTTTTGAAATATAATATAAGATCTACTCAATGTGAATTTCTTTCTAGTATAGAAGGTGATATGGTACCGAATATTTTTAGAATTGAAGATCAACTCGACGGTATCGAGAAAAATTTAGAGATTAATATCAATCAAAAATTAAACATGGCTAGGACCTATAACTATAAAACCTACTATAATAAAGAATCCCTAGAACTTATAAATGATATTTTTGAGGAAGACTTTCTTCAATTTGGATATGACAGGAAAACATATGATACCTTCTAAAATAAAAGAAATCATTTTAGAGTATTACAAATATGAGGGAGAAATAACAGCTGATACTAGATTATCAGATTTTATCCCCTCTAGCCTAGAGTACTTAGAATTTCTCTTCTTTATTGAAGAAAGATATAATATCGATCTTGGCCCAGAATTCATGCAGGATATGGAAACTTTGGGAGATTTGGTAAATAAAATGAAAAAATATCATTTTGGGGGTTTACAAAGCGATCTAGAATGATATATACTAATAACATCAACACTAACGAGACCCTTTCTATGTACAACGTCTTTAATTATCAACCACTCTTTTCGAAAGCACGCCAGTGCAATCGATTCCCGGTGGGCGAATGGATTATCGACTACACGGAAGGATACGGCAACGGATAGGTACTAAGAACATACCCAATCCTTTCCGCCCTTCCAATCGAAAG